CAATATTCAGCCTAAGTTTCGACAGCTCGTGTTCTTTCGTTCTGATCAGCTTATCCGAAACCCTGACCGAATATAAATAATCTTTAACCGTCAATCCGCATCACGCTCCTCCTCGTCAAGCATACCAAGTTTCTGTGCCAACGCAATAACTGCGTTTACAATCAAATACAAATCCTCGCCTTTAATATCGCACATACGATATCTGACTTTGATAGTTTCTTCTTCATTGTCGATTTCATCAAAACCAACAACTACACCTTTATTTAAGGTTTCTGTTTCGCCGTTATCGTAATTAACGGTGATATTTTTAACGCCTTTCATTCTTCTGCCTCACTTTCAAGCCAATTTTTTGTGCAGTCAATTGACATCTGTTTGATTTTTTCAAAGTTTGTCATCGTTCACCTCTGCATATTATATACCAAGCTGATTACATGCACGATAAAATCCTTCTGCCCATAAATAAACACGAGGATGTATTCGTTTGCCACAATCATAAAGCCACTCACAGTAATCAGTATCAAGTTCAGAACAAAAATCTACAATCAGTTCTGACGGTATAAACTTGTCACCGTAAATGCAGTTTGAAACCTCATCTTCGAGGTCTTCCCAGACATCATCTTCCGATTCCATATAACGGGAACTATGGTCGCTATAAGAAGATATTATGTCATCGGAATCAAAATCCTCAAGATTGTATTTAATACTCTCTACAACATTTTTTTCATCATAATAAAACAAATCTGATGCTGTTTGAATCTTGCTTATGTAATACCCAATATCATTTTTTACATAATTTTTAAGATCTGACGGCTTAATCTTATGATACCAAGTAGCAATGCTATCACCCAAATCACCGCTAACTATTAAGTTACCTCTTTTCTTGTCTACTATGTAATTCACATAATAATCTCCGCTTCCATCAGCCCTTCGCCAATCAATAATTAGGTAACGGTCTGTGTCCTGAATAAGCGTTGCTTTGTGTGTGTTAAATTTCTCGCAGAATTTAGCGATTCTTTCTTTTGTCATCACTCTTCACCGTCCTCAATAGGAATAGGTTGATTCCAACAGTTTACGCAGTTGTTGCGACAACTATTTACGCTCATCAACCCTAAATGCCAAGGGCATAACTTATGGGGTGTGCCGTCCTCATCAAGCCTTGTATTCGGGTAGTTTTCTAACAGCCCATTTAAATAAGTTTTCCGTGGGTGTTCGTCCGACCACCTCTGAACGATTTCGATTGCCTTTTCGGGATAGAGCATTTCAAAAGCTGTACATGATTGCCCTTTATTGTTATTTATGCTACATAAAGGACAGTTAGAGCAGCCAAGTTTACATAGCCCATTCTTTGCTCTTTTCGTCATTCTTCGCTTTTCAGCAAAATAATTTTCGGTTTTTGCACAGTCAATCATTTTCTTCATCTCCTTCAAAATTTACAACTTTGCCGTTGTCGGTATAATCTCTGCGGTCAAATTCAAGTTTCAACTTATCAATGACAACACGGTCGATGTGTTCCCAAAAGACTTCGTCCGTGTCGGAGTGTTCAATTATTTCGGTCATAGACTTCAAAGCCTTTGCACATCTGTCACGACCAAATCCGAAATCCTTATACAAAGCATACAGCATTGTTTTAAATACTCTGCGCGTGATGTCTTTGTTTTCTTTTTCTCGGATCTGTTCATATGCGCTTTTTGCAATCCGTTCAGCTTCCTGTTTAAGCTGTTTCGGGATTTTAGGCGGTATTCTTGCTTTCAATGTCGGTTCTCCTTTCGTCAATCTTATCAAGTGCAGTTACAATCAGCGAGCTTTTGGCTTTGGTGTCCATAAGCTCTGCTTGATAATAAAACTGACCTGTTGTATTCTGTCTGATGATACAGCCTTTCAGAATGTATTCTGCTCCATTGTACAACACGGTCCTTTCAAGGTTGCGTTTAACTTCCGAGATATTCACAGTTCTTCCACCTTGATGTAAATACCCGAAACCTCTGCCCAAAACTTTTCACATATCTCACTTGCAACAAGTGCGTCATCAGACCAAAATCCGAGAGCGGTCATACAGTCTTTTAGCATTTTTTGCAGATTGTCTGTGTCTGGCTTTGTTGTACGATATTCGCCGTCCTGATGTTTGCCACGAGGAAAGCACCACTTTGTTATCAACCTGACACCCGACTTGTACGGTTCTGACGGTTTAAACTTTGCTAAGTGTGATGTGAGCTTTTCTCTTGCCTGTTTCACCTCGGACGGATTATAAAAAACAGGTTTGCCGTTTTTTACCATAACTTTATGTTCCTGTGCAGTTACGGTCGGCGGTATCATCGGCATAAAAAATTCAGTCTTCATTTTCTTCAAAATAATCAACTCCATACCACAACTTTAATTTCGGGTCGTAAACTATGTATCCGTTAGCTACTAACTTATCCAACACATAGTCAATCAACGCCGGTCGTTTAGAAATCCAGTCCATTACCTGATCGTTTTTGTAACTGTAACTTTTATTTGGAAGTTTTCGCCTCAAAGGTGGCATTCCCTTAGCGATTTTCAATCTTTTATCTTTTGAAGTCGATTTACATTTTGCCATTTTTTGCCATTCCTTTCTTAACTTTAAAATTTTGCTTTTAGTCACAGGTCAGGGGAAGGAGTTGTTGTGCGTAAGCTTCGCACAACTACTTCACCCCTGTGACCTTAGGGAACGGAAATACTCCTATATATATAGAATATATATATAGGTTTTTTCTTTTCCTCGGAAAATCTCGAGAAAAAAGTCATTTTCCGTCATTTTTAGAAAAGGAAAATCTCGGGAAATTTTCCCTATTTTCCCTCACGGAAAGGGAAATTCTCGATAAAATTTTCCTTCCAAATTTGACAGAAAAGGAAAATTTATTCGACTTTTTCCTTTTCCCTCAATCCTGTTTTACCGCCGTCAATCCAAAATCCGCCGTGCTCTTTTAATCGATTTCGGACTGTTTTTTCGGTAACTCCAAGATATGTAGCAATGTCATTTATATCTGCCTGACCGTTATTTTCTTCTGCAGTAAACGCTGTCATAATAGATTCTGAGCGTTCTTTTTTGCGTTCCGATTCACTCTTTTTCTTACCGAAATTCTTCTTATAAGGCGGGTTAAAATCGCCCTCAAAATTACAGTCCTTCAACACGCCTGTTGTATCTAATTTGTGTATCGGATAATCAAACCAAAGGTTAAGTGCATCAAATGCCGGAAACTCTCGCAGAGTGCCCTCTATTCTCCACGCTGACATCCCTTTTACGGTTTTTTCGGCACGGGCAACATCTGACATCATCAGCTTAAAAGACTGTTCAGGAAGCGTTTTGCGTGCGATGTCAATCATATTATTTGACATTACCAAATCGTCCTGCGAACACACTTCACTGATTTTGTTGAAGCGACCTATCCAGTCTTTGCAGATTTTACAGGTTCTTTCATCCTTTTGCTGTTTCATCAAATCATCGCTGACTTCAAGTCTTGTAAGGTCAAGAAGTGCGTCAGGGTCACGAGCGAAAACACCCGAACCCGAAACTCTGTCCATTGACTTTTTACCGCCCTGAGCACCTTTTGAATGGTGGTGACAGTAGATTACCGCACAACCGATTTCGGTACACACCTTATCAAACTGGTTGCAAAAGTGTGCCATTTGGTCAGCACTGTTCTCATCACCTGTGATAACCTTGTATATCGGGTCAATCACAACAGCTATAAAGTTGCCTTTTAAAGCTCTGCGTATGAGCATAGGCGCTAACTTATCCATAGGCACGGACTTGCCACGCAAGTTCCAAATATCAATTCTGTTTAAGTTTTTTGGTTCCAGTCCAAGTGCTTCATATACGTCTTTAAATCTGTGAAAACAGGACGCACGGTCAAGTTCAAGATTCACATACAAGACATTGCCCTGCGCACACTTAAAGCCGAACCATTCTGTACCCTCGGCAATTGCAATGCACAATTCAATCAGTCCGAACGATTTGCCTGCTTTTGAGGGTCCGCCGAGGAGCATTTTATGTCCCTGTCGCAATACTCCCTCAATCAGAGGCGGAGCAAGTTCAGGAGGATTTTCAAAAAAATCTGCAAGGTTGTCAAGGTCGGGTAAGTCATCGTTGATACTTTCCACCCAGTCTTTCCATTCGGCAAAGTCTGATTTACCGATGTTAGTGTCAATAATAAACTGCTTTTTGCCGTTGCGGATAACACCGGGCATACGGCTCAGCCTTGACGGATTGCGGTTCTGCTTGTCAATTTCAAAGCCGTTTTTATGGCATACATTGTAGAGATAATCAACCCTTTTGCGGTACTCGTCATAGTTTGCGGCATCAATCTTAACTATAGCGTGGACTGATTTTCCGCCCGAATAAACAAGTACCGCAACAGGCAATTCAAGTTCTCTGATGATTGCGTTTTGCTCTTCAAGAGCCATACAGTCAGATTCCACGAGAGCGTAACGATAATCGGTTACATTCTCATTTTTTACACCCTTGCCGTCCAATGGGTTGAACCTTATCCACGCGCCTGCCTCGGGTTTGTAATCACCAAATACATTTGAGATATCGCCGTCACAGTTATTAAGTGCGGCAATAAGCTCACCTGCTGTACGGTCACAACTGCCTTGTGTTGGCGAATATTTAACCTTGCCGTTGTCATTTTTTTTATAAGTTTCAGTAACATAGCCTACATTTTCCGAGCTATCAAAGAGAGTTTCAATGTAGGTCACAATCTCATTTACCGGGTTCCAGTTTGTAGGCTCGTGAAACTTTACACCCTCACAGGTATTTACACCAATATCGCCCTTATCACCCTGCTCAAAAGCAATTTCATCATTCCAGCCGAGTTCTTTCGATTCACGGAAAGTCATCCCCCTGTCCTTTGCCATTTGGACTATTGTGCCTGCTGTGACAGGTGAAGCAGAGCCGTTAAAGCTCTGCCATTTCTTTTCACATTCTCCGTTGTGATAGCGGTTGTCTGCTCTGCTCCAATCGTCCCAGTCCTTTACGCTGTATCCCTCTTGTTTGAGTGCCATTCCGACATTTACCCATTCTTGGTAATCAAGTTCTGACGGACTGATGTATTCAAGTGCATTAAGTAAGTCCAATCGTATTTACCTCGCTTTGCGGTATATATTGTTTCGGGTCAATGTTTTTCGGAGTTCTCCAACCGTTTGCGGCAATCCTTGAAATCAAAGCTGACGCTTCGTCAAACTGCCATTTGCCCACGTGCTGAAAACCTCTGCTTTCAAGCATACGGATTTGTTTAGGTGTGGTTAAGCCCTCAATTCTTCGCTTTTCGAGCCTGTCAAGAATAAGTTTTGCTTTGCCGGCACTCTGAATTTCATCAGGGAATATTCCGAGCTTTTCAAGCTTTGCTTTCTGTTTGTCTGTAGGCGGAGAACACTCCCAGCCGAATGCAGGAACATATCCTGCAAGATCCTGCGCCTGAATTGACATTTCGTACTGCAACGGATCTACAAGTTTGCGTTTGCGTGTTCGCATTTCCGCAAGCTGATTTGCAAGCGCCTCTTCACGCTGAGCAACAACATCTTCGCTTGCCTTTTCCTCTGCTTCTTCAATATCAATCGGACAGCCTGCCTGTTCAGACAGATTTTCCGTCATCTTTCGTGCGACCTCTTCGTTGTCGCAAATAAGATGTGCAGGTCTGCAAAGTTCGTGTCGCTCTGTATGCCACAAAAAGTCGAGTAGCAAAAGCTCCGTCTTGTTTGGTGCAAGTCTTGTACCTCTGCCGACCATTTGGCAGTAAAGCCCCCGAACCTTTGTAGGTCTTAAAACGACAACGCAGTCAACGCTTGGGCAGTCCCAACCCTCGGTTAAAAGCATTGAGTTACACAAGACATTGTATTTATCGTTTTCAAAATCCTGCAATACTTCCGCTCTGTCTTCGCTGTTGCCGTTGACCTCTGCCGCTTTAAAGCCTTTTTCGTTCAAAATGTCTTTAAATTTCTGCGATGTTTTTACAAGTGGTAAAAACACAACAGTTTTACGGTCCTTACAGTATTTTTTCATTTCCTCGGCAATCTGATAAAGATACGGATCAAGTGCCGTGTCAATATCACTTGCTTTAAAATCTCCTGCCTGTGTGGCAACTCCCGAAAGGTCAAGTGTAAGCGGTATTGTCACAGCTTTAATCGGTGACAGATATCCCTCTTTGATAGCCTTAGGGAGCGTGTACTCATACGCAAGCGAATCAAATACTGTTCCTAAATTTTTCATATCTCCTCGGTCGGGTGTTGCGGTAACACCCAACACTTTCGCATTGTCAAAATGCTCAAGCACACGCTGATAGCTGTCGCTGATTGAGTGATGTGCTTCATCAATAATGATTGTGTCGAAATAATCGCTGTCAAAGTTTGACAGCCTTTTCTCACGCATAAGCGTCTGTACAGAGCCTACAACAACCCTGTTCCACGAACCTATGCAACTTTGCTCGGCTTTTTCGACTGACGAATTAAGCCCTGTTGCTTTTTGGATTTTGTCCGCCGCTTGGTCGAGCAATTCTCCACGGTGGGCAAGTATCAGCACCCTGTCACCTCGACGGACACATTCTTCGGTGATTTTTGCAAAAACTATCGTCTTGCCACAGCCTGTAGGCAAGACAAGTAATGTTTTTAAATTGCCGCTTTCCCACTCGGAGAAAACGGCATTCTTTGCTTCATTCTGATACGGTCGAAGTTGCATTAAAAGCTACCCGGTGTCCAGTTATTCGGCATCGCAGTATTTGGCGTTGCAGGCTGTGTGTTATACTGCGGCGGATATGTAGGCTGTACATACTGCTGAGGTGCAGACTGTGCTACGGCAGGCGATACTGTTGTCACCTGCTCATCGTAGGCATAAAAATACTTAATGTCGTTTGTGACACCCTCTGTGCCGTCATTCTTGACATATTTGCGGATGATAACCTGACATTTACCTTTCTTGCCGATAATGCCTGTCCAGTCCATGCGGAGCGGTTCACCATGCTTTTTCATTGACACCGAAAGGAACAATTGTGACAGCTTCCATTCAAGCGAGGAGTGCAGTACGAAACTAACTGTAATTTCTCTTTTGTCATCTGCTCCCCACACATCAAAAGTCACTTTTGCCATATTGCATGGTGGCAGTTTACCTTTACCCTGTGAGCGAGCACGCTCAACCTTTGCTACTGTAAAATCATAATCACCCTCGGGGAGCGGTTCATAATTTCCGCCCTCTTCGGTTATTTCGTCGTTCCAACCAAATTCTCTATCCATTTATACATCTTCCTTTCTTATTAAAACGGTAAGTCACGGTTGCTCTGTATCACTTCGAATACCTTATTCCACGCTCCCACAAGGCAACCGTTAATAAATCGTGGGTCGTAGTTTGTGATTGGTGTATCGTAAGGGTAGTGTCCCTGTGTAAACACCGCCTGTCTGATTTCGCTTTCGTCAACTCCGTTAGCTCTCATAAGGTCGGCAAGAGCTTTTGGTATGCCCTCAGGAATATTGACAGACTTGTCATTCTGTGGCATAGGTGAAGGTGGTACAGGCTCGGGAGCTTTTTCAATCTGCGTAGTTTGTGGTACAGGCTTTGTCGCAGGCTCTGCCTTAGGTGGCTGAGGTGTCGGATTTTGCGGAACAGGAGCGTTATTTACAGGTGCGACATCATTAAAAATATGGGCAATGCCTGCATAGCTAAAGTCCATTTCTTCGGGCAGTCCGTGACGGTTCTTTGCGTCCCAACAAGGGTGATGAAGCGTGTACATCACTCTCCCTCCGCCCTGTGCCTTGTACTTTCTGCCGTCTTTGTCGGTTGCTACCGCTACTGTTTTATAGTTTGCGAAAAGCACCATATCAGCCCATTCTTTTACAAGCGGAGAAATCTGTGAAGCAGTCTTTTTGCCGAGTTTAAGCTCCCACCTGTCATATTCACCGATTTCATCAGGCTGTGAAAACTTGCGGAGCTGTGCGTGTGCGGTAAGCACAACATTTATACCCCTGTCAATCAAATCTTCAAGGCTGTTCAAAAATCTGCCGAACTCCTCTTTTTCATAAACATAGCCGTTTCCGTAGCCGAAATCTTCAATACCTTTCTTACCATATTTTGAGCAAATATCATCAATGCAAAGCTGTTCTGCCCAGTCGATTGTGTCAATGACAACCGTCTTGCATACAGTCGGATTGCTTTTGATATATTCAAGCTGGCTTTTGAGCATGATCCATGACGTTGGCTTATCCATTCTTGCAACATCAAGGTTTTTTGTACTGCCCTCTGTGTCAATAAACAGAGGATTCGGAAACTGCGAAGCAAAAGTTGATTTGCCGATACCCTCGGGACCGTAAATTACAACTTTTTGCGCCGACTTGATTTTACCTCTTGTGATGTTCATTATCTCACCCCCTGTACATCTGAAAAATTGATTTTATTGCCGTCAACATCAATGACAACATAGTCGATTGCGTAGTTGAGCAGTTCGTTTGTCAAATCCTGTATTGATTTGCCTGTCATACCTGCAATCAAAACAATTCTTGAATAGTTTTCAGGCATAATCTTGACCTTGGTATAACCGCAGGCAAGCTCTCTGTGCGGATTGCATTTGATTACACATTCATTTGTATTTGTTTTTGCTGTTGTTTTAGCTGTAGTTCTTGTAGCCATAATTAAAACTCTCCTTCTGTCCAAGTCGGTGTTGTAACAGGTGCGGTTGTTTCGGACTTAATATAACCGTCCTCAATGATGATTGAACATTCATCACCGTTTGAAACTCTTGTTGCAATAGCCTGCAATCCCTCTGATTCAAGCCATTTTGCAAAATCTTTGAGTGTGTCGGTATCCATCTGTTCGAGCTTGTCAAGCAGGACAAATCCGCATTCGGGATTGAGTTTACGAACAATTGCCGTAGCGACACGAAGCTGTTCCGAACCGCTCATGTTGTCCCACTTAAAACCGTTGTATGTAAGCTCGCCCTTTTCAACTGACAAGCCGTCAAGTGGCAAGTTTGCGTTATTGAGTAAGTCATATTTAGTTTTGCGGATTTCTTCAAGCTGTGCCGTCATATCGGCATACTTGCGGTAATATTCCTTTGCGTCCTCATCAGCTTTCGCCTTATCGAGGTTTGCTCTGACTTTGCGGTTAATTTCGTCAATCTCGGTAATGTTTCTTTCAAGCTCTGCCGTGCTTTCATCGTGCAGTTCGGCTACGGTCTTTCTGCTCTGTTCAAGCTGTGCAAGCACTTTTGTAAGCTCGGAATTGTATTTTCTCAAATCCTCGTTAAGCCTGTTGATTTCGCTCTGTAAGTTGTTGGCACGGCTTTCAAGGTTATCTTTCTCTGCTCTCAAGCGGTTGTTTTCGCCGTTGCGTGCAAGGATTTCCTGCTGTTTGTTGATAAGTTCCGAGGCTGACACAGGTTCGTTCGGCACGCCTTCGTATTCAGGCATTTCGGCAGCAAACTTTTCCTTTCGGTCCGCAATCTGACCGATAGCACGGCGCTCGTTATACACCTGTGTTTCCTGCGTTTCAAGCTCGTAAACTCTGTTGCCTACACCGATTATCTGCAGAAGCGTGTCAGCCTTTTCCTTGCCGGTTGCATTCATAAATTTCGGCAGGTCAAGAGCAAAGTTACTGACAAATGCGTCAAGCAAAGCCTGTCCGCCTTTGTTGCCTGCGGTGTCAATTACTTTAAGACTGCTGTTCTTACCGCTACGCTCCACAACAATACCGTTTGAGAGCTTGATTTTAAGATGTGGCGGAATCGTTGAACCCTCACGGTACGGAGCAGACGGAGCGAAACGATTACCGCCGAGAGCCCACGCAATTGCGTCAAGAACAGATGTCTTGCCCTGTCCGTTTTTACCGCCCAACACGGTAAGTCCGTTTTCGGTCGGTTCATAAGCAACCGCCTTTACTCTTTTTACATTTTCAATTTCAAAAGCTGATATTTTTACTGACATATTAAAGTCCTCCTTGACAATTCGCTTAAAATTGTCTATCATTTAATTAAGGTATTTTTCTTTGTCCGTTGAGGCTTTGCAGAGCTTCAGCGGATTTTTCTTTTTTTAACCCATAAGCGTATTCGCAAATTAGTGGGTTATATTTGCCCTTGTGATACGATTTAAAACACGCAGATCTTGAACTAATAGCATAAGTCCAATTAAGTTCCGAACAATCGCAATGCGGCAGATACCCACACATCGCCATTGCCTGTTTAAACTGGTTGTTCGTCAGATATATGCCTGTCATACGCTCAAAGCAATGTTTAAGGGCATAACTACTTGTACGCTTATTTACAGTTTTTGTAGGGGTAATACACCACTCAATCCATATTTTAGTTATAACCTGGACAGCTTCGGGTTCATCAGTCAGCAGTTCATTATCAACAAAACCACTTGGGTGAACTGTATGAGTAATCCAACCTTTTTCATCGTCAAACACCAAAAATGGATCTTCTCTGTAGTTCATTTCTTCACCCCCACACATTCAAAACCGAAGGATTCGGATTCAGGCGTTTCAAGGGCTTTGAGCTTGCACTTTAGCTCTCGGTTTTCATGCCTGTAACCGCTTGACGCTGTTTTTTCGAGTGCAAGGTCTGTTCTTGCGTTTCTCAACTCAATGCTGAGATGTCTGTTCTCTGCTCTGAGGTTTTCAACATCTTTGAGTAGTTTTCTGCGTGTTGGGTAGTTTCTTAAATGACACATTTGTTACACTCCTTTCAACGGGTTTGAACCGAGAATATAATTGAGAAACGGTATTCTCGGAATACGGATAGATGTGCCGACTACAATTACATTGAATCCCAATTTTTGGGGTTCGTCCTTTGCCTGTTCACGCAATTTTTGCGGAGCAACTCCAATAGCCTTTGCGGCGTCCTCAGAAAGCAAATAGAAATCACTGCTATCCATAATTTCTTTGATTTTTTTGTTCATCTGAACTGTGTCCATACTTTCGCCTCCTATTTTTCGTTGGTAATTTTGTCTGAAACGATTTCGACTGATTCAACATCAGCTACGCTTCCTTTGTGTCAATAAGTTTAAGTTTTGCCATTTTCTCACCTGCTTTTCGATATTTTATTGCTTTATTACCCAAATAATGTTATTATTTATTTAGAAAGGTGGTGCACATATGAGTGACCAAAACATAAATGATACTGCTTATGGTGTTACAAAAGCTGTTTTAGAATCAGAAGCAGTAAGTAATCTTACAAATCCACCAACAAAAGTTGCAGGTGGACTGTTAGCCGATTTCATAAACTTGACTGTAGGTGGCATACATTATGCTTCAATAAAAGCCGAATTAAAGCGCCAAAAAAAGTTGGAAGAATTTAAAGCTAACATTCAAAAGGGTGTAGATAATATTCCAACAGAACATAAAGTTGAATCGAGAGAATCGATTATTGGACCTGCTCTTGAAAAAGCGAAATACTTTATGAATGAAGATGAAATTCGTGAAATGTTTGAAAAGTTAATCATCAATTCATTCGACAATAGAAAAATTGAGAAGATTCATCCGTCTTTTTCTGACATTATTCAGCAAATGTCACCTATAGATGCCCAAAACCTAAAATGTTTTTCAGTTGGAGAAAATTTGCCAATATGCGAAATAAGGATAAACTTTGAAAAAAGCGGTCATAGAATTTTGCAAACTAATATTTTTTGTAGTAATAAGTTTTGCGATTCAATTGAGCAACAATCAATTTCTTTATCGTCTTTATCTCGTATGGGTCTTATAAGCATCGCATATGATGAATACTTAACTGATGATTCAGTCTATAAGATTTTTGATTCTTTACCTATAGTAGTAGATTTCAAAAATCAAATAGAAGCCACAAACAAATCAAATAACGGTAATCAAAAATTTGATTTAGAGAAAGGAGTTGCAAAACTTACTCCCGTGGGAAAAGCTTTTATTGATGTTTGTCTTCGTCCTTTGCCCACTTAATCAGATCCATAATTTGAGTGTCGTGCTTATCAAGGTAGCTGTCTATTGTTTTATACAAATGGGCGGCTACTATTTTTATTGCTAATACTGCTGAAACAAAAGCTGTGCAAAGCATTAGCAGTCCTAAAATTATTATTACTTCCATCTTTTCTTCACCCCCTTAGTTTTGGTTGAGTTGCATAGTCCGTTTAATGGGACTGTGATTGTGGTATTATTGATTGTGTGGTATTACCTACTGTTCTTTTTAAGAATTTCGTTGACAACTGACCTTTCTTCATTCGTCAGTAAGTTTTCAACTGGTGTATCTGTGATTTCAGCAATTTTCTGTCTTACTGAAATTTTAGGAATAACGCCATTACGCCAGTTTCGGATGTTAGCTTTGCTCATTTCTAATTGAGAGAGTAACGAACAAAGTGTTATATTTCTTTTATCGCATATATCTGACACAATTTTGTAAAAATCCACAATTTATTACCTCCTTTTTTATTGATAATTTAGGTTGACAAATGTGCACTATACCTTTATAATTTAATCAGTTTAAAAAATTAGATTACAAAGTTGGTGCACATTCACACACCTATTTTCGTCAAGTTAATGTCCCCACATCGTCTTGACAAGTTTATTATAGTGCATAAAAGTGTACTTTGCAAGTGCATTTTTGAGATTTAAGTGCATTTATGTGAACTTCGTGAAAAGTGCACAAAAGTAGAGGTGCATTTTTGTGTTCTTTGATTTATTGGATTCAATATGTAAAGAGAACGGTACAACGGTTACTGCGGTTTTGGTTGCAGTTGGTTTGAGTAAAGGTTCTATACGCAATTGGAAAAACGGTGTTTTACCTAAATACCAAACTCGCCTTAAAATAGCCAATTATCTCGGTGTTCCTGTTGAAAGGCTTATGACTGAGCAGGAAATCGAAGAAGAAAAGAAACAGCATGAGCAGATTGAAAAGTTAGTTGAAGATGTTGCAAGAAAGGTTTCTTCCCCTCTTCCGAAAGCAAATTTTGATGAACTTTCGTATGCTGCTTATCAAGAAATGGAAGGAGAAAGCGAAGATTTTAAAAACGATATACTTAGCTATATCAAATTTAAAAAATCTCAAAAAGGAAATGATTGAATGACTTTAGAGGATATTTATTTTGAATGTGAACAAAAAGGGATAACTGTTGATTATTTCAAAACTGACAAAGCAAAAGCATTTTCTTTTCCTTACGAAAACGGAATTGTAGTTCTTGACAAAAGCAAGATTGAAACTACTGCCGAGGAAACAGTTTTGCTTGCTCACGAAGAAGTTCACATAGATTTAGGTGCTTTTTATTTATTCACAACTCCATTAACCGTAAAAGGGAAAATGGAACAAAAAGTAAAGAAACACACAATAAAAAAGCTCATCCCTTTGGATGAGCTGAAAGAAGCGATTCACAACGGTATAACAGAGCCGTGGGAACTTGCCGAATATTTTAATGTCACAAATAAATTTATGGTTGAAGCAATGAAATTTTACAGAGATAATTTATTGATGTAGCCGTAAATTTTTTACAATTTATAGTGCCTGTTCTGCACATTATTTTTATTACAGAAAGTTGGGATAATATGGGATTTTTAGATACATTCAAAGGCAAGCAGTATAAGCAACAGTCCGAAAATCTGCAAGCTGAGCTTGACCGTTTGAAAAGCTCTTTCACTCCTGAAATGCGTAATGCAAGCGAACTTATGAAACTTACAGATAAGCTGAATGATGAAATCCGTTCGTTAAATCAGACTATATCCTACCGCAATGAAACAATTTCTTCGCTTGACAGTCAGATTTCAAGCCTGAATGACGCTATTAAATACAGACAGGACGAAATCATAAACCTTGACGGGCAAATTGAAATACAGAGTTTTGGTCTGTACACCCCAAAATATGATTTTGCTTCTTCCGATATATACAAAGACAGGCTCACGGAAATTCGCAATAAACAAAAAACCCTCATAAAAGAGGGCAAAGCCGTAGGATTTTACAGTAACATTTATTAAAATATCACTATTATTTTTTACAATAAAGCACTTTGTTTTTTGTTGTATTTCAACAACATTTATTACAAATTTAAAATACCTATTGAATAATGTCTTGAATTTGCATATAATAAAAATGTAGTATTACTACATTAAATTTTAATTTTATTGTTAGTGTAAACTCTTGGCAGTAAACCTCCCACCATATGGGATGTGTCGACCCCAAGAGTTTTTTACATAAAGGAGAATTTTCGCATGATAAGAATTGCTATCCTTGTTGACGGTGCTTTTTATTTAAGAAGAGCAAATTATTTATGGGGAGATAAAAACCCAAAAGATAGGGCAAGAGAATTGGTTCAATATTGCAGTAGGCATTACATGAATAAAAAAACTCGCAACAGTTATTCAGAAGAAAAATACCTTTATCGCATTTTCTACTATGATTGTCTTCCTTCAACTAAGAAAGTATATCATCCCCTCACTAAAGAACAAATTGATTTATCTAAAACTGATCAGTATAAATGGTCTATGGAGTTTTTTGAGGAACTAAAATCTAAAAGAAAAGTAGCTTTTAGAAAAGGTGAACTTTTAGAAAGTACCGTTGGATACACAATTAAGCCTGAATATGTAAAGAAATTGTGCAATGGTAAACTCGCCATTACAGACCTGGAAGAAAGTCATTTCAAACTTGATATACAACAGAAAGGTGTCGATATGAAAATAGGCTTGGATATTGCATCTTTATCTTACAAAAAGCAAGTTGATCGTATTATATTAATTGCCGGTGACAGCGACTTTGTTCCTGCTGCTAAGCACGCCCGCAGAGAGGGCATTGATTTTATTTTAGACCCTATGTGGCACACGATTAAACCAAGTCTCTTTGAACATATTGACGGACTTGAAACTAAAGTAAGTCGCCCCGATTCAGAAGAACTAAAGAAAGATAAGCTATACGCTAAAAATTTAGTAAAATAAAAAATCCGCCCTACCCTGCGCCAACAGGATAGAGCGGAAACCATTACACATAGGGTGCAACGGTACTTAAACAGCAATATAATTGTACCATACTCCCTTGTGTTTTGCAAGTTTTGCAGATAAATAACACAAGGGATTTTTGCACCCTTTTTTAAGCAAAAGGAGTGTATAAAATGAAACTGCCTAACGGCTACGGCTCTGTTTATAAGCTGAGCGGAAACAGGCGCAATCCGTGGGTTGCCTGCGTGACAATAGGATACAACAAAGAAACACGCAATCAGGAACGCAGAGTTATAGGCTACTTTCCCAACAAGCCGAAAGCTCTGAACGCTCTTGCTGATTACAATCAAAACCCGTTTGATGTTGATTCGGCAAGACGCACTTTTTCAGAAATTCATGAACTTTGGTACAAGGAGTTCATCACCGAAGACACAAATCCGAACACCAAAAGACAGTATAATGCGGCATACAAACAATGCTCAATGTTATACAATCGCAAGATGTCCGATATAAAAATCATTGATATGCAACGAGTTCTCGACAACTGCAACAACGGTTATCAATCGGTTAGGCGAATTAAAATTCTGTTGAACAAAATCTACGAATACTGCATATTTCACGATATGCTCCATAACAATCTTGCAGAAAAATTGAAAATCAATGCCAAGTCAGATGAAACAAAACGAGCACGCAGGGAGTTTTCGGAAAGCGAAATAAATCTTTTGTGGGAATATTCAAATCTTGATTCGGTAAAAATAGTGCTTATGCTGATTTATTCGGGAGTGCGTGTGTCCGAATTGCTCGACCTAAAAATTTCAAATGTAAACCTTGACGAACAGACTTTCTTTGTTGAAAGTTCAAAGACCGATTCAGGTGTACGAACCGTGCCTATAGCAGACAAAGTACTGCCGTTTTGGCAGAAATTCATCAGCGATTCTCAATGTGGATATGTTCTGAATAATACCAATGGCAAGCCGCTGAAATACGATAACTTTAAACGCAACTACTGGACACCTCTGCAAAATGATTTAGGATTTGACCACACCATACACGAAACAAGACACACCTGCATTTCAATGCTTGTATCGGCAAATGTAAACCACACAATCATCAAAAAAATAGTCGGTCACAAGTCGAAAATGGACTTGACCGAAAAGGTTTACACCCACATTAACCCAAAAGAATTAGTGAATGCAATCAACAAAATATAGTCTTATATTATCTTGAATTGTTCATAATTATGTTCCGTAGCTTACATATAGCTAACAAAATCCCGCATTTTCCCCATTCCTATCCCCTTTGCAAGTTACCTGCACCAAAAGCCGTTTCTTATGCAGGGACGGCTGTTTTCTACCACATTTTTGGTCTGTCTTATGGTGATTTTCAAAATATTTGAAATAATTTTGAATAAAAAGCGAAAATTATGTTGACAAATCCGAAAATATGGTATATAATAATCAAGCTGTTGTTATTAAACAACATTTCGAGGTGTAGCTCAGTTTGGTAGAGTGCTTGGTTTGGGACCAAGATGCCGCAGGTTCAAGTCCTGTCACCTCGACCATAGAAAAAACCGCATTAGAAAGCCATTTTTAAGCTTTTTAGTGCGGTTATTTTTTTGCCTTTTATCTGCTAAAATATGTTAAAATACAAGAAAAACGGTTAAAAATGTTAGGCAAATGCAAGGCAGAAAAAAAGTTGTGATATTCACCTCACCTTTAATTTGTAAACTGTATCCGTGAGCTTGAAAGAATCGCAAAAGAAAATAACAGCAAATAACAAACTCCCCTCACCTATCTTCAATGACAGTGTGAGGGGAATATTTTTGCAATTATGTGTGTTTGAATTTTAGATTAGCCAAGTGCCTTTTTAGCATTGGCGATTTTGTTGTCCTTGGCTCTGATGCCGTCATTGATGAGATGATAGATAGCGTTGATTGTCTTTTCGCCGACAATACCATCAACTGTAACCTTACCTGCTCTCTGTGCCTCTTTAACAGCTTTAAGAGTGCCGTCACCGAAACCGTTCGAGTTATCGACCTTAGTCTTGATAATTTTCATGTTGTACAAAGTAATCAACTGCTTCTTAAATGCAAGTGTCGCTGTATTGTGTGAGCCGTATTTAATCATTTCCTCATTCTCCTTATTTGATGTTTTACCGCCGAGCTGTGCAGTTACTTCGTCTGCAAGATTGCCGAGCCTGTTATAGAGCCAGTCGCCCGGGCAGGATTTATTTGCAAACCACCTATGTACAGTCAAGACCATTTCGCCTGATCTTGGCGAATAGTTTAAAGTCTTGTCCTCGTTACCGAACCAAAGCAGTTTAGTCTTGCCGTTACGCTTGCAGATGTCAACGCAGAGTGCAATAAGTTTGTTGTACACTTTACTGTTCATGGTGTACGGAGCTACTGTGTCGCTTGCACATTCGATTGTAACTGCACGCTGGTCATTTGCGTTTGATGAACTACACCAAGAACGATTACCTTCATCAACGCAGAGCAACACTCTGCCGTCATAGCCGATTCCGTAGTTACAGCTTGCCTCACAGGCTGTATTCATAAAAATGTTTCCGAGTGTTTCAACGCTACACTGACCGACTACACAATGCGGAGTAATGCGGTCAATGCTGTGTGTGCGTTTACCGCTGTGGTTTGGACTTAATTTTGTGTAATTTACAAGTTTTGAGTTACTCATAATTATTCCTCACTTTCATCTGTTTTTACTTCGACTGTTGTCTTTAATCTCTTGACGATTGACACCAAAAATTTCGGCAATGGAATACCGATTTCCGAGAGGTTTTCTAAAATTGAAATCAACTCGTTGATGATAAACCAAATCGTAACGATCATGCCGATGCAGTAGTTAATCCGCAGGTCGATTCCGCAGTTGACAAGTGCCGAGCTGATGAGATAATCTGCAACAATTCCGACCGCTACAGCTACGATATAGCCTACCTTTTTGATAATGCCTGTTACACCGACACGGCTGTTCAGCGTGTGGCTTATGTATGCCTGTGCCATTCCAGTGATGTAGTCGATAATCATTACCGCAATCATCACCGCAAACGGCACAAGCAAGATGTTAAGATATGCGACAATAGCTCCGCACACAGTGGCGAATAATGCTTGTAAAATGTTTTCTTTCATTGTTTACACCTCGCTTTCTGTCGGCTCGTCAACGGTTGGATTGTCGCCCCAAACTGCCATGACAGCGTTATAGTATTCATCCGACAGCACCGTTTTAAGCTGTTCTCTGCCCGTCTTGCTGTTCATGTATGCGTTGCGGATGTTACCGCCGACCTGCATTTCTTCACCGTTAAAGGTCAAAAACTGCTGTCTGAGTACCGAAACGCTGTCCTTTGTGAGCATATCGAGTGTGATTTTTTCTTTAAGTTCCATTATTTTTACCTCCGTTATTTAATTTTGTACAAGCAAATCACATTAATTTGCTCGCCGTCTGCAAATGTGTAAGCCGTCTTATCCTGAGTCGAAAACTGTAGCCAAGTGTTATTTTTCGGAATGGCAAATTTAAAGAGCTTGCCAAGGTTTGAAATACCGACACAAAAAACATTGTCCTCGGAAATACATTTGTACGGCAAATCAATCAGCGGACACATGCTATTGCCGCCAAGAGATACTGCGTTCATTTTGACCGTTGCACTGACGATTACGATGTCACCAATCGTCTTATATGTACAGTTTGCACTTTTGATTTTATCGGTGACGGTTGAATACGGTGTGAGTGTTGATGTACCACTTTCAATATTTGACGAATCGTATTTAGTCGCCAAGGCGGTTTTATCTGCTTTCACAAGCAGAGCGTTGTAAATTGCTCCGCTTGTGAGATAACACGGGCTGTTATTTTTGGGTTCGCTGTCGAACGGCATTGAATCGAGCTTTCGGGCAATACTCTTGTCTGTTTTATCAAGCCTTGCCCCAAGTGAATTAGAACTGCCTCTTGCCGTGGCTATTTCGGTTTCAAGTGCAATTGCTCCGTTT